TGCTTGTATTGTAGCCATAGCCATTTCTGCGTCTTCATCTTCTAACCAGTGTATAGCACTTAAACTTGTTTTACTATTAGTATCAGTACTTGTATAACCACCTTCAAATATTTTTTCAGCATCTTTAATATTAGCTAATCTTAGCATATCTAATGAAGCTGCGTATAATAATGATACATTTTCAAACTCGGTTAATACCCAGTTTTCTGTATTTTCATCAATTATTGGAGGAGCTGAATAAACAATTACTCCTTTATCCCCCTCTTTATAATTAAGGGCTGTCAAGCTTCCTCCTATTGGTGTATAAACTTTACCAAATGTTAATTTGACATCTGTTCCATTTGCTGAAGCGTTTGATGACGCTACAAATGTTGTAGAATTAGTAATACTTTGAACAGTAGTCCCTGTTAATCCAGGACCAGTTATTTTCATCCCAACCTCTATATTTGCTGTGCTATCCATTGTAACGTTAGGACTTCCATCTGTGGTATCACAAGTACTATCTTCTAAACCAGCATAATTATTATAATCAGGGTCTGGTTTAATATATATTTTACCACTTAATTTGTAATATTTAGGAAACATTTTAGTAGGAAATTGTATACTATCTGGTTCATCGGTTAAATGAATTGCTATATCTGGAATTTCTTGAGCTATTCTTTTTTTAGTTCCATCATTACGATATACTGCTAATATTTTATCGTATGCTAAATCAGAACCATTCCCAACAATATTTGCTCCAGCACTATCAAATCCATTAATTTCTACTTCAGAAGCAATAGACCATAAAAACTTTTCAGGTAAACTAGATACAATAAACTTAGCACCTGCATTTAGATGTTCTACTAGAAATCTAGCTTTGGAAGCGTTTCCAGTTATATTATTTACTTTTTCCCATAATTTCATATATATCTCCGTATGCGAAAGGTCCCCGTAGGGAGAAAGGAGGTAAAGAACCTACAAGGACCAACCGCAAATTAACTATTTAGATTATGTCCAAATAGCGTGTGATTCTGGCATCTTATATTCGAAACCAGCTTCAGTTAGAATCATGTCTACTCTTTCATCTCTACCAGTGTTCTCTAATCCTTGAACTCCGACATAGATAGAAGTGTCTCTATTAATTCCGTTACCAACTAATGGTCTGTAAGCTACATTATTTAAATTTAATGCAAGAACTTTAACTTGTGAACCATCTAAAGCAATACATCTTGACACATTCATGTCTCCATATACTGTTGAGAAAGTTGTCACGTCTAGTCCCATTACTTTCTTACGACCAGTAACTGCAAGGTCTGCACCAAATAGTCCATGTCCTCCGACATTTTCATTACCTGCTACATTTTTAGTTGCTTGATTCCCAATAGCTAGATTATTTCTAAAGAATCCACCTAGTTTATGCAACCAAGTATATACAGCAGTACTACATAAGAATACTGTTGCTTTGTCTTGATTGTATCTTGGGTCTTGGTATTTTGACATATCATCTAAGAAATCATCAATTGTCTTAGTTGCTGTATCTAAACTAAATAAATTACCATAGTTTAATACATAGTCAATCGCACCTTGAGTATGTTGAACGTTACCTGGATTAGTTTTATATTGAGTACTGAATAGTCCAGCGTGCTCAATATCCCATTTGTGTTCAATTAGTTTGTCTTTCCAGATTCTCGCCCACTCATTTGGTTCATACTTTAGAGCTGTTGCTCTTGCAGTATTAGTCATACCGAACTCAGTTCTAAAAATCTGAGTTGCACCATAACCAGTTGAGTATGGATTATCTTTCCATTGTTTATCAATTAAGCTAGAACCTTCTTCATAAGAATTACCAACAACGTATGTACGCTTAGCTTCTAATGATTCAGCAATGCTTTCATCGTATACTTCATAGTCAGCTTTATTACCTGAGAATGATGCTAACTCTTTATGAGTTCCATCATATCTAAGTACTGTACCTTCTATTCTTACATATGTACCGCCAGATGGACCGCCAATGCTATTTGCACTAAAGTCGTGTGACGCAACAGTAACAGGGTCTAAAGTAATACGAACTAACATATAGTCAGTCATTGCACCACCATCAGCTGTTGAACTCATAGGTACTTTGATGATTTGATTTTTAAGGAAAAACTCAGGAGCTGTTCCGCCTGCTCCAACCATAATTTTTCCGTTTGATTGTCCAGAAACATTTTGAATGTTACCAGCACTTAAGTAGTCTCCAGCCATAAGTAATTTTACTGTATCGCCTACTAGTAATACACCTGAGTCGTTGTCGATTGCACGTACTTGTGCATCGTTCCAAACTGCGGTTCCAGCTGCTCCAGCTGCTCCGTGAGCCCAACCAACTACATAAGCATAACGCTTAAGAAATGATTGTCTCTTTTCGGTGAATTTAAATTCAGGGTCGTCTGTTGGTTTTTTTGATAACATAGACACTAGTCTGAAAAATGGGGTTTGGTCTAGAGCCAATTCCGAAAATCTTTCAGAAAAGTCATATCGTCTACGTAAATCACCAGTAGCTTTCCCACTTGCAGCTATTGCTGCGCTATTTTCTGTCAAACCTGTTGAGCTTGACAAAAAGAATGGATTATCTGCCATTTTATTTCCCTCCTCGGGGTTTTAGGTTGTTTACATTAACTTGTCTAACCCAGAACCTTGAGCAAGTAGCTTGTCAAAAACGGCATCGTCTACTGATTTTTCTTCTCTTTGTGTATTCCCAGCTGATGCAACACTTTGTGGCATTTGTCTAACATTTTTCATTTGTTGTATTACTTCATCTCTAGTGTTATTAGCGACTTGTGAGTCTCTATTATCTCTATTTTTCAAATAATATACATCTTCTAATGTTAGCTTATGTGATTTTGCATAATCCATTAAATCATTATAGTCTGTTTCTGAAACATCATGCTTACTTTTAAAAGCTTCCTCTTCAGATGCTCTACGTGATTGCACAGATTGCTGTCTTGCAAAATCTCCCAATCTTCTTTGCACCACTCCATCTACTGTTGCATTAAACAATTTAGCAGATGAAGAGTTAGGGTCTGACAAAGCGTCATCATAATCAAATACGAAATCTTCGTCTAAGCCAAGCTGCTCTTTTACGCTCGTTGGAGCTGAGCCGCCACCCTCAAAATAATTTTTCACATGAGAAATTAAATTAGGGTCTTCTTTCATTGCATTTAGTAAAGGCATATAAGGTTCCAACTCTTGTAAACGAGTATTAAGTCGTTTAGCTTCACGAGAAGAATCCGAATATCTCTTTTCTAAATTATCTACACCTAGTGTAGATTGTTGCTCTTCAACAGGGTTCTCTTGTGGAGAAGTTGTCTGTGATACCTGAGCTTCATCAATTGGCTGTTCTAGTGTTTCACCCATAACTTGTCTATCAAGCTGAGAAAAAAATTCTTCAGCCACAGTATCATTTTCCTGTGGGGTTAATGGTTCTCTATCTGTATCGTCAACCATTAAGTTGTCCTTGTTATCATTCATACTGCACTCCTTCTAATTTACAGTTATTTTTCTTTATTATCAACACTATTTTTTTCTCTATCTAGTGCTAATTCTTTTTTATGCATTTCTACGGAATCTTTCATCCTTCCTTGCAATACTTTTTGCTGAGCTTGTGATTCTACTACTGATTTATCTATCATAGCTGCACCTTCGTTAATTTTATCTTTAATACCAGATTGGACTATTTGTCTTTCTAATGTTTCAATAGTTCCAGTTTGATTTTTGATAATTTCTTCCATTTCTCCTAATTGTCCTTGCAATTGAGAATATAAGCTCTTTCTTTGTAATAATGCTTTTTTATTTCTTATATCAGTTTGTTCAATCATAGCAACATCGTCTATTAATCCAGATTGATACCATTTGAAATATTCATCTAATAATGCCCATCTATTTACAGGTTGCGTTGAACCTGCTACAATTCTAACATCAAATTCAGTAGAAGCATAATCGTTAAATCTTTCTACTACTTCACCAAAGCTATTGTACATTGGAATATTAATAGTTACTTCATTAATTTCGCCTTCTGTTTGACCTTCTTCTGGTTGAACTATTCTAAAAACTTTTTGTGTTGTATATACAAACTGAGAAATTTCTTTAAATATATTTCCCATGTGTTCTAAAGCGGGTTCTACAATATTATTTACCCATTGTCTAACTCTTCTTGTTCCGTATTCATCCATAGCTAACATACCACGATAAGTTTCGTGACTTTGGTCTCCTACTCCTTGCATACTAGAAGATATACCACTAATATATTCTATATCAGATTTTCCTTGTTGCGTTACTGTATAAAATGCATTATTAATTGGTAATGGTTGAACTGGATTAGGAGCTTCAAATCCTTGTCTATATTTTAACATAGCTCCAGGACTACTTGAATATTTTTCCCACTCTTCTTCATCTACACTACCTTCGGTATATAGCCATCTTAAATTACTTGCAAGATTTGCATTGTGTAACATAATTTGATGCGCTTTATTTATTTCTCTTTGTTTTCCAATCATAGGTAATACTGCACCTACTGGATACGGAGTGTTTGTATAAGTAAAGCAAATAGGAACTATAGGATAATCATTTATCGGTAAAATTGTTTCATATAAATATACATCTCCAGCTGAAGCGCACATTTTAATTTGTGTTTTAAAAAAACTTACATAATCTACAACATTTTTTAAATAATTTTCATCCTTTGCTAAATCATCATATAAAGCTTTTTCCATTGTTTGTTGAACAGTCCTAGATTGTGTTTCAATTAATTGAGCTTCTAATATAGCTTGTTGTTCTTCCATTTTCATTTGAGCGTCTTTTTGCAATTTTTCTAACTCTAATTGCATTCTTTCTGGAAGCATTTCACCTTCTTGAACTAATTCTGCTAATTTTTGTTGCTCTTCAGCTAAAGAAACTTGTATTTCGTTCAT